ATTAATCAAATAAAAAATAAATAAAAAATGGAAGTAACAGGAAAATTAGTAAAGAAACTTGATCTTGAAACAGGAACAAGTAAAGCAGGAAAGGAATGGCAAAAACAATCAATAGTTATTGAGCAAAATTCTGAATTTAACAAAGAAGTAGTAATAAGTTTCTTTGGAGATAAAGTTCAAAAGCTCAAAGATGTTATTGAAGGAGATGTAATAGATGTTATGATAAACTTATCTTCAATAGAATATAACGGTAAATATTATCATAATATAGATGGGTACTGGCTTAGTAAAGTTTATAATGGAGTTGTAAAGCCAACAGAAAATGAAGACGATTTACCTTTTTAATATGAAATCAGAAGAAAACTTCAAAAAACTTTGCGACCTCACTACTAGTATTATGGGCTTGCCAAAGGGGTCTTTGTCTGATAGAAGCCGAAAGACTGATCTGCAAGTTCCAAGAGCTGCTGCTTCAGTTGTTGCTACTATGGATAAGATTCACTGCACTGTAATAGCTAAAGAGTTGAAAAGAGATAGATCATTAATTTATCATTATAATAAAATGCACACGGCAAACTATTCATCTTGGGAAAAATACAGAAATACTTTTAATCAGATTTATATGGCATATTCTCAGCTAGAAAATGCAAGAAAACGCTTCTTTGATTTGCAGCATTTAAAAGACCATTTGAGAAAAGCAGGAGTTTGCAATAGTGAAAAGCACCAAACTACTATTAGAATTACTACTGGTGAATTAGGAACAGATGTAAAAGTTTCTTATAAAGACTTTTATGATCAGTTAGAATTATGTAAGTTAGCCCTCCAAGATTATAAATATGAAATTGATATAAAATGAAGCACTTACTTAGCAGTTCAGCATTCATAGTATTAAATAAAGAATTAGCAAAGCAGGTAGGATTAAAAGAAGCAGTCCTACTTGCTGACCTGATCTCAAAAGAAGAATACTTTATAGCAAATGGAATGACTGACGGCTGGTTTTTTAACACTGAAGCCAATATAGAGAAAGACACTACACTAACTGCTTATCAGCAAAGAAAATGCCTTACAACGCTTAAAAATGAAGGATTCATAGAAGTTAAAAGAAAAGGCATACCAGCAAAGCAATACTTTAAAATAAATGAACAACTAGTTGTTAAGTTACTAAACAACTTGTCAGCAAGTAACTCAACAACTATTAATAAGAATAAAGTAATAACAATACATAATAAATACTTTAGTAAGCCAACAATTTTAGAAGTTGAAGATTATTGTAAAGAAAGAAATAATACAATAGATGCAGAAGCTTTTATAAGTTTTTATGAGTCTAAGGGCTGGATGATCGGAAAGAATAAAATGAAGGACTGGAAAAGAGCAATAATTACTTGGGAAAAAAGAAATTATAAAAAACCAACAATGTCAAAAATTGATTCGCAAATAAGCGAATACTTAAAAGGAAAAGAATATCTATGAAAACAACACTTACAATTTTAATAATTATATTTTTGTCTAGTTGTTCAGCACAAAAGCAAGTTAATGATACTGAGCATTTATGGCAAGGAGCAAACGGAATAGAATTTTACGAATGAAACCACTAAAACAAGAAAATTTAAAAGAACTTACTTCTAAAGTCTATGATTTATTAAATACAACTAAAGTAGAAATAGGTCATAATACAGACGGCAAAACCTTAGCCAGTCTTAGTAAGATATTTGCACAGGACTTAATTCAAGAAAAGCGTTTTGGAAATATGAGCTTCAATCAGATAGTTGATGCCTTTAGGCTAGGTGTAAGATTTGGCAAAGAAGAACCCTTTTTAAATATCAGAACATTTTATCGCTGGGCATATGCTCATAAAAAAGTAATAGACAATGCCTGGCACGAAGTTCACACATTAGGAAAATCAAAACAAGAAACTTTATATTATCAAGAACCTTTAAAACTATTAAAATGACAGAAGAAACAGCACCACTAGGAATACTACAAATGGCATTAAGTATTAACAAATCTAATTTAGAAAAGATATATTGGATGGAAGAATTTATAAATTATATTGAAATGCAAGATAAAAAACTTTATAAAAAAGCAAGAAAATATGCAGATAAATTAGAAAAAAATGAATATTTTACTGAAGAAGAAAAACAAAAATGGGAAATGAAATGAAAACAAAAGAAATAATTAAAAATCTTTTAACTAAATATCCAAATTTAAAAGACAATGACAATAAGTTAATTGCTAACTACTGGAACTTAGAATTAAAGAATAAAAACAAAGATATAAATATTCTAACTGCTTCAGATCTTTTAAGTATGTATGCTCAAAGTCAATTAACAAATGCAGAAACTATAAGAAGAATGAGAGCAAAACTGCAAGAAGAAGTACCATCATTAAGAGGTAGGGCTTATGAACTAAGAAAAGGAACTATTCAAGAGAAATGGCGTAAAGACTTAGGATATGAAAACAATTAGCAAACTAAAAAAAGAGCTAGACAAATACTTCAGTCTTTACATACGGCTTAGAAGTGCAACTGATGAAGGATTAGTGCAATGTTTTACTTGTCAAAAAGTATCAAATTATAAATCTGGAATGCAAAACGGACATTTTCAAAGTCGTAAACATTTAGCCACCAGGTGGAATCAAGAAAATTGTCAGGTGCAGTGCGTCGGATGTAATATGTTCAAAGCAGGAGAACAATATAAATTTGCCATTAACTTAGACTCTAAGTATGGAAAAGGCAAAGCAGAAGAATTAGAGCTTTTAGCTAGAACTATTTTAAAAGTTAACCGTATAGATTATGAAGAAAAGATAAGTTATTACAAAAACCTTGTTAATAAATTAAAAAAAGAAAAGGGAATAGAATAAAAGTTTTCTTAAATTTGGAAAATGATAAAGCCAATCTATGCAAGCAATGAACACAAGATAATTATTGAATCGTATATGCTTATGTGTCAAGAGTTTGCAAAAGATGTCAGCACCAAAACAAGATATAATAACTACTTAGATGTTTTATCAACTATTGTAGAGTATCATAATAATTATGGATCAGGAGCAAAAGAGAACAACTGGTACGACTGGCTAATGATAATACCAATTAACGTATCAGTTGCTACAAATGGATATTTTGCAGGCCTAGAAACTAATAAAAACAGATCAGTATTAAGAGCTTACAAAACTGTTTTAAATGAAATGATAATTGACACTGTAGGCAAGATAGAAGATTTAAAAGAAACAAGTGAATAAAATTTATCTTGAAATATCAAAGCTAAGTGATAAATTCAAGAAAATGTCTTACGGACTTACAAAAGATAAAGAAGAAATAGATGATGCAGTTCAGGAATTATATATTTATTTTTTTGAAAGACCAGAATTAGTGAAGAAAATTTATACTGAAAATGGTTTAGACGGAATTACAAGGTATGGAGCAGTAGTATTGAAAAGATCTTTAACAAGTACAAGAAGCCCTTTTTATTATAAATATAAAAAATACTACAAAAACCTTACTGGCGTAACTTACAAAATGTCTTCATCTTATATAGGTAAATCATACGAAAATTATGACAATAGTATTTACAATATGGCAGAAGAAAAAGTCGAAAGTATTACTCACGATCAATTAGATAAAATTGATGCAGTTTTGGAAGGTATGTACTGGTATGATGTAAAGATTTTTGAGCTTTACTATTCAGGAGAAACATTAGACAGTTTAGCTGCAAAGACTAAAATAAGCAGAAATAGTCTTTTTACAACTATCGATAAAGTTAGGACTATTCTTAAAAAAGAATTATTAGATGAATAAGTTTTTTGTACCTGATGAAATATATAAAGACAGAATTGCTATCTGTAAGAAATGCGTTTACTATTCTAAAGCATTAGGTCAATGTAAAAGATGTTTGTGCTTTATGAAAATAAAAGCAAGAATAGCTCCGATGGAATGCCCTCAGAAGTACTGGTCAAAGACTACTGAGATAGAAACACCTGATGACTTGCCCAAAGAGATTGTAGAAGAAATACTAGACTTATGGCCAGACTTAAAAACAGGAAGAGCAAAAGATCAAGCAGCTAAAAAAAAGATGATAGAATTATACAATACAATATACAGTACTAATTACGGAACAGGAACTAATTGTGGTTCTTGTATCTCAACTTGTTATGATGGAATAAAAAAACTATATAATAAATATGACTAAACAAAAACTATATTGCCCTGAAAAGACAGGAACTTTTGTAATGATGTTTGGCTTTAAGCAGCCTTCAAACTTTATAAAAGACCCAAGAGTAAAAACTAAAAAAAGAAAGAAATGAACAAGACATACAAAACTATAAAATGGATTCTTAAAGAAGATATTAAGAATGGAGTTAAAAATCTTTGGACTTGGAACAAAGGAAAGAACGAAAACTTTACTTGCATTTATAAAAATTATAATGATAACTTGACTATATATACACCAGTCCAACTTTTAGAACTTTTAGAAGATGTTAATTAAATTAGCAATAGGAATATTTATTCTCGTAATACTTTATGTATTTATACTAGCTCAAATAGACAGGCGAATAGAAAGAAAGAATTTTAATAATAACTTTAAAAACTTTAAAAATGGTAATAGATTACGATAATATCCCAGAATACTACAAAGGAAAAAACGGATATATGGCTAAAGATGTAGTAGAAAACTTTGACTTAAGTTATAATGTAGGCACGGCAGTAACTTATTTAATACGATCAAAGAATAAACATAAAGATGGGGGTCTTGAAGATATTAGAAAGGCTATACATCACTTACACTTTGAACTTGATGTCTTAACGTCTAAGACTAAAACAGGAGCATTAGCACCAACAGGAGTAAGAAAATGACATTATACAAATGTATATGTGGTAAAGAAAAAGAGATAAGCAAAGCAACAGTTTCCTATATTGACGGCGAATGGCAAACACGAGAAGCTCTTTGTATTTGTGGTAAGTATATGGATTCGGAACCTTTAGAAGGAATACCAAGTCTTAAAAGGACTGAAGAATCTTTAAGTAAAAACAAAAGACACGATAAACTTTGGGATGGAGCTAAAGAAAAGCTAATAGGCGAAAGAGGTATAAATGAACCATTTGATTAAATAAAAACAATAAATTTCTA